GCTCAAGGGCCGGGGCCGGGCGGGTGATGTGGTGATGGTGGAGGTTTGAAGCATGACTGAGATCACCATTGCAGCAGCAAGCCCGCCCTTGCCCAAAAAACGCCCCACCGTGCCCGGCATCAAAGTCGGCGAGCCAGTGGTAGGCCGACTGGGGCGCCCGATGAAGGTGCTCAGCGTCGACGAATGGGTTGTAGTGGGCGACCGGGCTACAGGGCCCTACTGCTCACTGACTCCCACCGACGGCAAGCAAGTGGCCGGCGCATTTATCTGGCCAAGAAGCTGGTATTCAAAAATTGGCGAGAACCTGCAATTGGAGTTTGCATGACCGCAACACCCAACCCCATGGCCGCAATGGCAAGCCACTTGCAGGGCCGGTGCCGCCGGCTTGAACCCGCAGCACATCAAGGCGCCAGCAAAACAGACGCACTGCGCTCGACCCTGCGCGCATACGGGCGAGCCACAAGCGCAGAACTGGCCCAGACGCACGGCCTACCCAACACAGCTCGGGTGGGGGCGCTGCTAAAAGGTGACCTAGAAATCGGCCGCGTTGAGTATTCGGGCGGCGCCTACTTTTGGAATGCCCAATTCGACGAGTCGATGCGCCAGGAAGTCAAACGCGCCGCGTCACTGCTGCGGGCGCAGGGCTATCAAGTCAAGAAATTGCGAGGCTGAAAACATGACCGACGAACTTTTGAACTTGGACGACATCGCCGCTTTGTACCGCTGCAGCCGGCGCCATGCGCGGGATGTGATCGTCAAGCTGGTGGGATTCCCCGAATTTGCGCCCGGTAGCACCCAGCGGCGGCCGCTGTGGCTGCGCAAGGACGTGCGGGCATTTCTGCACAGGAAGCGCACCGAGCCCCGCAAAATTCCCGCATATGCGTAGTTTTGCCTTTGGTTCGATTCCGGCCCCGGGCACCATTTGAGTCGTTTTCAGAGCTAGGACGTTACACCTACACTACAGGCCTCCCGCTGGGAGGCTTTTTTATTTCCCGCACGCCCCCTCACAAACTTCGCACAAACATCCCGCACATGGCTCACATCCGAAAATTCCGAGACAAGTGGCGCGCAGAGGTGCAGCGCAATGGAATTCGGCTGAGTCGGGTTTGCGACACCAAGCGGGAGGCGCAGGCTTGGGCGCTTGAGCAGGAGGCCAGGGCCAAGCGGGCGCGGCATGGGGGGGATCACACTTTTGGTGAGGCTGTGGATAAGTACGCTGAGGCGGTGTCGGCGGGTAAGGCCGGGGCGGCTTGGGAGGTGCGGCGCTTGGCGGCGCTGCGATTGCACTTTGGTGATGATGCCCCGCTGGCCGAGCTGGATGCGCCGGACATTGCGGCTTGGCGCGATTCGCGGTTGGCGAAGGTGTCGGCCAGTACGGTGCTGCGCGAGGCCAACCTGCTGCGCAACCTGTTCAATGTGGCGCGCAAGGAGTGGCGCTGGATGGATCGCCAGCCCTTTGAAGGGGTGCGGCTGCCGAAGGAGAATCCGGCGCGGCATCAGGTGTGGACTTGGCAGCTCATCAAGCGGGTGCTGCGGGCGCCCAGGCAGGGCAAGACGGCCGAGATGCAGGCGGCGTTTCACATCGCGCTGCGCACCGGCATGAGGCTGGCCGAGGTGCTGGCGGCGCCTGCGGCGTTTGATCGGGCGGCTCGGGTGGTGCGGGTGAAGACGAAGACGGAGGCGATGGCGGCCATTCCGATTGGGCGCATCGCGGGCCGGCTGCTTGAGCGGCCGGCGTTTACGGTGGGGCCCAACGAGGGGTCAACCCTTTTCAGCAAGCTGTGCCGCGAGCTGCTGGTGGACGGCCTGACGTTTCACGATGCGCGGGCCACGGCGCTGACGCACCTGGCGCGCAAGGTCGATGTGCTGACGCTGGCCAAGATCAGCCGGCATCGCAATTTGAGCTTGCTCAGCAATGTGTACTACCGCGAGTCGGCCACTCAGATTGCGGCGCGGATTTGAGTTACTGCCCGCCCGCTACACACACTCGCCCGGTGTAGTCTTGCAGCGCAGCAAGGCGCGTTGCCAGTCCTGCAGCATAGTCTCCCACCTCTGTAAGAGCTCGGGCACACTCACCGGCGATGGAGGGGAAGGGGTTAGCAGTTCCGCTGGCGGGGGCGGGATCTGGGGTGGGGGCACTGGCTGCGGCTGCGGTGGCTTGGAAGCTGCGCAGGCGGTCAGCAGCAGCGTCAGCAGCAGCGCGCAGGCGCGCCTTGTCAAGTTGGTGGGCACGGTCGATCTCCTGGGTGGTTTTTGACAAGATCCGCTCTTGCTCGCGGCGCTGCTCGGACTGGGCCAGGGCCTGGGCGGCGTGCTCGGCCTGGGCGCGGGTGTAGCCGGCCGCGTGGGCTTTGATGTGGATGCGCCAGGCGCCAGCGGCAAGGGCCAGGATGAGCGCCAGCAGGGCTGCAATGCGGGCGGCAAGGGTCATGAAAAGGCCTCCGAAAAAAGGTCGAGAACTGGCTCAGGGCTTACGCATTGCGGGCTGCACCACAACGTTTCACTTGCGCTGTTTTCGACGGCCTCATCGGTCAGCGCGTAGCCCTTGCGCGCCGTCCACTTGCGGGTGTGCCAGCCCTTGTCCAACAGTGCGTCGTGTTCGCCAGCATGGCCGCACAGAACTATGCGGAGCGCCTTGTTGTCGCCGTTCGCGGCGCACCAAGCGCGCACATCTTCAGCAATGCCCAAGCCCATGCCTCCCGCGCTGTAGTCCATGGCGCCCTTGGCGTAGGGGGGGTCAAGAAACACCGCCGTCAAGCCATGCCGCGTGGTCACGCTGTCTTTGACTACCCTCGACCAATCGCCGCACGTCACACGCACGCTGCGCATGCGCTCATGCAGCGCAGCCATCCAGCCAAAGATAAATTCACGGCGCGAGCCCTGCCCGGCACTCAGGTGCGGGAGCTGGCGGTTGATGCCCCGCCCGGCATCGCCAAGGTGCGGGAGCTTGCGGTTGATGCCCTGCCCGGCATCGCCAAGGTGCGGGAGCTTGCGGTTGATGACCTGCCCGGCATCGCCAAGGTGCGGGAGCTGGCGGTTGATGCCCTGCCCGGCATCGCCAAGGTGCGGGAGCTGGCGGTTGATGACCTGCCCGGCATCGCCAAGGTGCGGGAGCTGGCGGTTGATGACCTGCCCGGCATCGCCCGTCTTGCGCACGATGCGCTCACCATCATGAACCCAGGGGCCATCACCGCTGCACCAGCCGGAGCCAATCCAGTTGCAGGCGCCCCAGCACCACCAGCCGGCCACCTTGGCGTCAAACCAGCCCGGGTCGGCGTGCAGGCGCTCAGTCATCTCGTGACGTTGGCGCACCAGCCAGGAGTGACGGGCAAAAAGATCGTTTTCGTTACAAGGCCAATCAGCATGATGAGCCACGGCCTCGGGGTCGGCCGCAATGGCCCGCCAGAAGTTTGAGACAAAGCCATCGAAGTCGTTGATGGTCTCTACCCGCTTCCCGGCCGGCGAGCCCAGCAGCATGGCTGCGCTGCCGGCAAAGGGCTCGACGTAGTTGTCAACTCGCCCAAAGGCCTCCCATACTTGCTCGCAGGCGCCAGACTTGCCTCCAAACCACGGAAACGGGGCGGCAAGGGTCATGGTGCACCTCGGGTAAAAAAGCGCTTGGCGGCCGGGAAAAGCATGTATTCGACGGCCAGGCGGTCGGCCAGGGATGCGAGCCAGCCGACGGCCACGCCTGCGCTCATGGCGGTGGCGATGGTGCCGGCCGGCGCGTCAAGCTGCAGGGTGACGCCGGTGACTGCGGCCACGGCGGCGAGCTGGCCCAGCAGCGTGACGTAGCGAAGCGGCAGGCTCCAGCTTGCGCCGATGATGCAGCGCCACACGCGCCGGGAGTGCCGGCCGAAGGCGGTGGCCACGCGCAGGCGCCAGGTCATTTGCCCGGCCCGTCTGAGCGGTGCAGAAAGTCTGAGACGGTGTAGCCGCGCGCCCAAAGCACCAACTGGAAGATGAGCAGCGCAGCGGCCGATGCGGCGGTGCCGTTCATGGCCTGCTCATGGTGGCCGACGATGCATTGGTGCACTGTATAAACTCCGCTGGCCACGGCGGCGGCGGCGGGCGCCCACAGCGCGCAGCTTGTGCAAGGCGGCATGAAGTTGAGCGTGAACAGCATATGCACGGCCACGCCGGCACCGATGATGCCCAGCGCAAGCTGGCGTAGAGCCGCCAAGTCGATGAGGTCAAAGAGCATGGATCTTTTCCTTGAGCTTGGAGATGAGCGCCGGCAGCACCCAGGGCCACAGGCTTGCCATCACAAAGGCGATGGCGTATTCGCTGGCCAGCTCGGGGCCGACGTACTTGCCGGCCGCTGCCGACGCCACCGGCGCGATGATGCCGGCGAGCATGACGCTGATGATGCTGTTGGCCAGGGCATCGAGGCGCGATGTGGCGGGCCGCTTGGCGTAGACGATTGACGCGCCCAGCGCTCCAATGACCCAGGGCCAAGGGTCTGCCTCGGTGATGCTGGCCATGGCGGCACTAAAGCCGAATGTTGAGGCCGCCATGCCCGGCTTGGTGACCACGGCGCTGAGCGCGAGAATGAGCAGGTTTTTCATGGCTAGGCCACCGATTTTGCGAAAGCGGCCGCAGCCATAACCGGCAGGCCCAGGGCCGGCAGCGGGTGGCCCGGTGGCCAGCGGTAAGCGCGGCCCTGGCTGCGGGCGAAGGCGGCCACGTTTACTGCGTCGGCCTGGTTGCCGCCCAAGCACAGCAAATTGCCCACGGCGTCTTGCCCCACCACAAAGGCGACGTGCTGCACCTGATCGGTGTGCAGTTTGTTGAGCACCACCACACAGCCCACGGCGGGCTTGTCGAGCTTTTGGCCCCAGTCGGTGTAGCTGCGCGCGCCTTCAAAGCGCGTGCTGACAATGCCCACGCGCTCGAGGCAGGCGCCCACAAAGGCGGCGCACCAAGGGGTTTCGTCGTCTTTGATGCCGCCCCGGCGAATGTCGCGCCAGTACTGCACGATTTCGGCCGCGTGCTTGGGGCCTTTGACTTCGCGCACATGCATTTGTGCGCGGGCGTATTCGATCCACGGGTGGTCAGCGGCTGGCATGCTCGAGCTCCTTGAAGAAGGTTTCGGTGATGTCGGTGCCCAGGCTCAGGCACAGGCTCAGGCCCAGCGCCGGGTTGTAGTAGTGCGGGGCCTGCACAAAGGGGTAGAGCACGGCCTCGGTGCAAAAAAACCGGCCCGAGTGCTGCTTGCCCGGCAGCAGCGTGGCGGCGGCCCCGCGTGCGTCGTAGGCCAGGCCGGCCTCGATGACTGCATCGAAAAAATTAATGCTCTTGCGCACATCCCACTGGGGCACATCGACCACCGTCCAGCGGCCCGGCACCAGGCGGGTGCGCTTGCGGCGCACCCCGCCGTCGGCAATGGAGCTGCTGGCCATGGTGACGCTGCCGTCGGGGTGCACTTCGTGCAGGGCCTCGGTGTGGGTGCAGTGGCCGTAGGGGGCTTTCTGGCCGGTCTTGATGAGCCACCAGCCGATGCGGGGTAGCAGGCCGGGCTTGGCGGGGCCGGTGTAATGCAGGGTAATCATTGGGCGCCCCCTTAAATGCCCAGCTTGGTGCGCTCGGCCTTGGCCCAGGCGCGCGCGGCTTCGGCTGTGGCTTGGTACTCGGCGATTTTTTGCACCTCGCTGGCCGACATTTCGTAGGTGCCAAGGGCCTGCCCGCAGGCGATGCGCGTGAAATAGGTTTCGTCATCCCGGGTGTACTTGGCCTGAATGCGCTCGACCAGGCGCTGCGCAATCAGTCGCGCATGCGGGCTGGCCTCGCGGATCTCGGCTTTAAGCACATCGGGCAGAGGCGAAGGCAGAGTTTCGATGCTGGCCTTGATTTGCTCGGGCTGATCGGCCGGCAGGGTGTAGCCGTCGAACAAGGTGACGACGGTGCGCCCGTCAGCCAGCGTGGCCAGCTCTTGCCCGGCCTGCTGGCCCGGCTCAGGCTGCGGCAGCCGCAGGGTGTGGGTGGTGATGTCGTCGAAGGCTTTTCGGTAGGCGTACAAAGTGGGCATGGTGATGGTCCTTCAGGTGGGTGAGGATGTGCTTGAGTGAGCGGGTGCGCAGAGCGGCGGCGATGCGGGAGATGAGGGAGCACAAGGCTGCTTTGCGGGCGTCACGCCGAATGGCGCTGAGCAGACTGGGGCGCACAAATCGGCCGCTGGCCCAGGTGCGATAGCCCACGAAGTCGGCGCCGTGCTGCTCATGGCAGGCTCCAGGGCCACTGCGGGCAGGATGGTGTGATGGCTTTGGCGTTTTGGGCGCGCAAATCAACCGAGTCGCCTTCAATTTGATTGCAGGCCGGCAAGCCATGGCGTAGCACCGCGTCTGGGCACTCTGCGCAGCTATGCACGTGCGTCACAACATCGTAGTGTCTTGTGCTCATATCGCTATCGCTCATGACACATGCTTACAAAAAAGAGGCGGCGCGAAACCCAACGTGGTCGTACGAGCTACCGCGCACGGCGTTCAGATTCAGCGCCCAGACACCGGCGTACGAGCCGTCGTTCCAGTCGCCACCCGAGACCGCACAGAGCTCATTGGGCCGGTAGTCCCAAAGCCCGTCATTGCCAAACTGGTTGCTGCCGCCCACGCCGGCAGTCAGCGGGATGCCCGCCCCTGCTGCGGCCCAGGAGATCGCGGTGGTGGCGGCGCTGAGAGCTTGGGCGGCGGCGCCGTAGGTTTTTACGGCGCTGCTGGCGCCCAAAGACTCGTAGGTGGCGCCGATGTTGTCGTACATGGCGGCGATGCCTGTGGCGCCCCAGGCGTCGGTGGCCAGAGTGGTGCCGCCGGTGATGGTGGTCACGTCTACGCTGGTTTTGAGAAGGTAGAAGTTGGTGCCATTGCTGGTGATGCCCAGATTGACTTCCCACATATTGCCGTTGAGGTCCATCACGCCGCAGTTTTGGCCGTTGTGGCTGACTTTGGCGGGGAAGTTGGCGCTGCCGGTTTTGCCGGCGTTGAGGTAGCCGTCGCTCAGATAGCTGATGGTGGCGTCGTTGCTGTCGCCCAGGGCGTTGTTGTTGTTGCCTTTTGGGAAGTTGGCCGCTGGGTTGTACCAGGCGCAATACGTGGCATTGGTGCTGGCCGCTGCGTGGGCGTTGGCCAGCAGGGCCAGGGCGGCGTGAATGAAGCGGGTGTTGCAAAAAAACCGGCTGCCGCGCGTTTTGGCGGCGGCAATGGCGCTGCCGTAGATGTTGGCTGGGGCGCCGGTCAGGCCGCTAAATGGGTTGTGAGCTGCGTCGCTGCTCAGCGGGTTGCCACTGCGCAGGCTTGAAGCCACGCCTGCGTTGTTTGAGCACTGGTACTTGTCGACAAACACCCCCTGCCGGATGGCGCCGCCGTTGTAAAACGCGCGGTGCAGGGCGTAGCCGGCGGCGTTGGCGGTGGCCACGTCGACGTATTGGCTGTACGGCTTGATGTCGACTTGGTTGGCCAGCAGGCCGTTGGAGCCGGTGCCGTATTTGTAGAAGAAGGCGGGGATGTAGACCATCACCGAGCCGTCGCTAAATTGGTAGTTGCCATAGGTGGCGCTCAGTGGGTCGTAGGCGCCGGGCAGGGCTGCAAAGCCTGCGGGCAGCTCGGGCGCAATGCCTACGCCAAAGCCCGGCCCGCCGGCAATGCCAATGTGGTTGACCGTGCCTGCGCCGGTGCCGGTGCCAATGCGGATGCCGCTGGGGAAGCTGACCGGCAGGCCGTCGGGGGTGTTGATGGATCGGGTGACCAGCTCGCTCATGAGATTCTCCAGGTGGCGGTTTCAGAAATGACGACGCGCACGCCGTCGTCAATGGTGATGGGGCCGACCGCGCCAGCGTTGTAGCCGGCCGGTACGGTGGTGTCGGCGCTGATGCGCCGGGGGTTGGTAAAAATTGCAGCCGGCGCTGTTTGCCCAGCGTACAGGCTGGCAATGACTTCGTGCAGGCTGGCCATGGCGTCTTTGTATTGCTGCTCGGTGATGCCGTCACCGATAAAGTTTTGTAGCGGCGGCAGAAAAAGTGCCATGGTCAGTACCCTCTAAGTTTTGCGTCGATGAGGCCGGCCACTGCGTTGCCTGCGGCGTCTAGGCACTGCACCAGCGGGCCGGCGGTGTTGTTTTTGTCGAGCACCTTGGCCGAGATGGCGGCGGTGCCCGAGGTCTGCACGGTGAGCAGCACGCTGTTGATGTTGCGCCAGGTCTTGGCAATGGGCAGGCGCGTGCCGGTGGCGGCAATGGCCACGTTGTCTAGGTATTCGTCGACCTCGGGCACGGCAAAAGAAAGCGTGAGGTCATTGACTTGCCCGCGCTCGCGGCCGGCTGCGGTGGTAAGCCTGAACTGGTAGGCTGCGCCGTCGGTGGCTGGCACCGGGCCAAGCCAGGGCAGCCACTGATGCGCGCTGGATGTGCGGTACTGCAGCGCGTAGGCGCTGCTGGCCGCTGCGGTGGCCACCACTTGCCCGCCGGCCACGTAGGCGGGCGAGAAGGTGTATTCAAAGGCCAAGCCCTCAAAACTTTGGCCGGCGTAAAAGGTGCGCTCGGGCGATGCGTACATGCTCACCTGCGGGTTGGCCGACCACATGTAGTTGACCGTTTCGCCGGCCACAATGCTGGTGCCCACCCGGCTGCCGCCGGCCAGTGCGCCCGGCCAAGACTGCGCGGCCATGCTCACGCTGGCCAGCACGTTGCCGGCATCGGCGCTGCCGCCTTGGTAGGTGATGGTGGCCGCCTTGCGCGACTGCCCGCCGGTGCTGTCGACCGCTTTGATGAGCAGAGATCCTTGCGCCTCGATGTTGGGCAGGGTGTAAGGGCTGGCGGTGATAAGGCCGCTGTGAATGGCCTGCGCGGCGCCCCAGTCGGGCGTGAGGCTGGTGCTAAAGCGAATTTCGTAGCCCACCACGTCGGGGTCGGTTACGGTGGACCAGCTTAACGTTTGGCCTTCGATGGTGAAGAACTGCACATCACCGGGCAGGGCGTACAGGTCAAGCGTGGTGTGGCTCAGCGTATAAGCATCGCCGCGCGCGCCCAGGGCGTTGTAGGGCCAGATGGTGATGCTCCAGGTCTGCTGGGTGCCAGCCGTCCAGGTGACGGTGCCGGTGCGCGACTGCAAGCGCTGCTCGGTGCCGCCGGCCGTTGCAATGACCTCGATGCGATCGGTCTGCGGGCCCAGCACTGCGCTCAGCGCCAGCTCAACGGCAAAGCCGTTGCCCACGCGCTGCAGCACCTCGGTGACGCTCGCGCGCTCTACGCTGGCTTTGGTGGCCAGCAGGCTGCGGTTGGGTGCGGGGGTGTAGGCGCCGGCGAGCACAAAGGGCCAAAACTCATTGGGCAGGGGCACCACGGTGACTTTGGCGCCAGACTGGTCGTCGCCGGGCTCGATGCTGGCGACCACGACTTTTTGGCCGGGGGTGGCGGTGAAGTCGTAGATCCACAAGGCTTCACGCGCATGCGCTGTGGTGCCGGGCAGGGCCACGCCGGCCGGCCAGGCGCCCACCAGGGTGACGCTGCGGGCCGTGCCGGTGAAGGCGGCCACGGTGAAGATGCGGTACTGCGCCTCGCCCAGCAGGCGCAGCCCGATGTAGCGGCCCGAGCTGTTGGCGGGCACTTCGTCGTCAAGCTCAAGGGTGACCACGCCGGCATTGATGCTGGCGCCCCGCAGGCGGCCGCTGTAGCCCCACTGCGTCATGTCGTGGCTTAGGGCCAGCACGGTGCCGCGCCGGTAGGTGATGTGCTCTAGGTCTTGCTCGAAGCTGATGGCTTTGGCCATGTAGAGGTTTTCAGCCATGGCGCGGCGGGCCAGCACGGCGGCCTGTGCCTCTTGGGTGATGCCCAGGTTGCTCAGACGGGCGGTTGAGCGCGGCATGGTGACGCCGGGCGCCTTGACGCGCAGCGATGTCCAGTTGTTGCCCTGGGCCGCGTCAAAGTAGCCGTATTCAATCTCGTCGGCGCGCTCTTGGCCGGCATACGTCACGCTGAAGGTGCGGGCCTTGATGTTGCCCATGTTGATGACGCCCTCGACCGGCTGGTCTGGGTCGAGGTACTGCACGCCGATGCGCCCGTCGGCCATGCTGATGCTGCCCATGCCGGCGTAGGCCACGGCCGTCAGAAAGTCTTCGTGGCTCATGGCGTCTTGCAGGTAGGCGTCGAACCTGAAACCCCGGGCTGTGCACCAGACGGTGAAGGCTTTAAGGCTCTCGATGTCGATGCGGCTGTCGGGCCAGCCCAGGCCGGCCATGAGGCGGCCGTTTTCGTCGTAGTGGCCTCGGGCGTAGGCGAGGATGATGGAGCCGGGGTTGCTCAGGCCGCCCACCCGATTGCCGAAGATGATGTTTTGTGTTGTTGTTGGCGCGGTGGCCGTGACCCAGGCGCTGCCGTCCCAATGCTGGTGCGGCTTGGCGGTGAGCACGCCGTTAAATTCTTCGATGGCGCCGCTGAGCTGGCCGCTGGCTTTGATGGTGAGCGCAAGCAGCGCCTGGCCGGGGTAGCTAAGCGGGTCGCGCTGAAAGCTGCGCAGCTGCGTAAAGGTGACCACGTTGGCAGCGCTGGTGCCGGTGTCGTTGGCGGTGGCTTTGCGCAGGCGCACATCAAACTGGCCCGAGGCCGGCAGGCCGTGGGCGGTGGGGTCGATTTGCAGGGTGACGCGCACCGGTTTGCTGCTGCTGCCGCTGAGGTAGGCGGTGCCGGCGGGGGCGCTTAGGGTGGCGGGCACATCGACTTCGACCCAGCCAAATTCAAAGCCGCCGTTTTCACCGTATCCCACGTAGTACCAATCTTGCCGAAACTCTTTTTTTGTGCCCAGGCGGCTAGTACCGGTTTGCACGCCCACCCAGTTGCCCGAGCCGGCCACGGCAATTTGCACGTCTAGATTGCAATGGCGCGTTTGCCAGGCGCCGGTTCTTGAATCGACGGCGTACAGGCTGGCCTCGATGTCGATGGCCAGGCTCTGGGTGTTGATGCTGCTGGTGCGGGTGACCCACGGGCCGGGCGCGGTGGGTGCGTCGAGCGCGGCGCCGATGGTGGTGTCGACGTTGGTGCTGGGCAGCGCGCTTGCGGGGTTGCGGCCCGTAACGCTGACGCCGCGAGCGGCCAGCCGAAAGTCGGTGTAGGTGGCAAGGTCTGTCTGCCCGATGCGCAGGCTGTTGACGCGGGCGCAGTTAACGCCCAGGTGAAAGGTTTGCTGTAGGTACTGGTCGTCACTTCCGAAATAGCTGTAGGGCTGGGCGGCCAGGTCAAACACCGCGTAGGGCCGGCCGATAACCAGCGGCAACGGCTGCCACAGGCGCGCGCCGTTGCGCCCGCCCGAAAGGCTGTAGGTGGGGGCCACGTCGTTGCTTGACGGGTCCATGCGGGTGGCTTTGGCGGGGGGGAGGGCTGCGTTGATGATGGCAGAGCCGGCAAACACAATGGCGCCGGCAACGATTGCGCCGCCAACAGTGCCGGCAGCAAAACCGATTGAGGCGGCAATCGTCGGCGCATAGTAGGCAAGGACAATCAGCGCCACCACCCGCACCACATCCTTATGCACCGCCGGCCGCGCCTCAATGACCTGCCCGTGCTTGACCCGCATGCGGCCCCACAGCAAATGCGGCACCTCGATGCCTCCCACCTCGACCACCCAGGCCGCGTCAATGTCGTGGCGGGCCAGCAGATCGGCCAGGGTCTCGCCCGGGTGCATGACCAGCGCCACGCTGAGCTGGCCCTGGGTGGTCAGCGGGTGGGGGGTGCGCACTAGGCGCGTGCTGGGCGCCTGATTGGGCTGCATCACTTCCATGCGTAGCACCCCTCCACAACGAGCCCCAGGCGGCCAAAGTCGGCCAGGCGGGTGAGTGCGGCCGAGCCCATGCGGGCGCTGTTGTGCAGCACCCAGGTGGCCGAGCCCTGCACGAACACCGTGCCGATGTGCCAGGCCCCGCAGGCCGAGCGCAGCAGCACCGCGCAGCCGTGCTGGGCCTGGGCAATGGGCGTGGCCAGCTCGTCGCGCAGGGCGCGGATCTGCGCGCCCTGCCCTGCCCGCCCGCAGCGGTGCACGGCCGGCAGATGCACGGCGCGGCCAAAGACCTGGGCTTGCACGTCGGCGGCCAGGTGGGCGCAGTCGTACTGGCCGGGCACATACTCGCGGCCCACGTAGGCCTGCGCGGCGGGCCAGTGCTGCTCAAGCGGCAGGGGCGTGATGGCTTCAAGGGTTGCAAGGGTGTGGCTCATGACTCAGCCGGCAAAAAGCCCAGGGGCGGTTTCAGGGTCAAAGCGCACGCGCACGGCGCTTTGGCGCATGGTTTCGTCGGCGCCCATGTCGGCCGTAATGGCCGTGGGCGTGACGCTGATGCTGGCCAGCGGGCTGATAAATTGGTAGCTGACCTCAGTGGGCCGGGCCCGGCTGCGCAGTTGCAGTGTGGCCATGATGGTCGAGCCCATGGGCAGCGCCTCTAGTGCGGCAGTGAGCTCGCGGCCCACGTTGTCAATTTGCAGGCGAGCGCGCGGGGTTTCGCCCTGGGCCGAGTTGGGCAGCTTGATCTTGACAGGCAGCGCGGTGAAGGCTTGGCCGGCAATGGTCCAGCTGCGGGTGTCATTGGCCAGGCGCACCGGCTCGGGCCAGGAGGCGTGCTCGAGCAGCAAAGTCTCCAGGTAGCCGGCGGCGTCGCTGGTGCTTTGCAGTTGCGTGCGGCTGGCGGTGGTGAGGGTGGTGCTCATGACCAGGCGCTTTGCAGGTGTTCGATTTGCGTGCTGAGAATCACGTTTTCTAAGTTTTGCGTGGCGTGCCGAATGGCGCCAAGCTGGCCGCTTACAAAGCGGGCCTCGACCGTTTGGCCGGTGCGCGGGTGCACAAAGTCAAACCAGCCGGCGCCGGCCTGGGCGTCGGTGTTGAACCAGGTTCGAAAGTCTGCAAACGCGGCTTTGGTCTTGAAGTTAAGCGTGAGCGACAGGGTGACCATGGCGTCGCTTTTGATGCGCCGCTGCTTGGGCACGCCGCGCTCCATGTCCGAGCGCATGACTACGCTTTCGACCTGCTCGGAAAAGTCGCGCCACTCGAACTGGATGGATGTGGGGAATTGGGCCATGGTGAATCTATGCCTGTACCTACGCCATGGCGCTGCGCACCGCGCGCGTCATGTTGCCGGTGCGGCTGAACAGGTCGCCGGCAATGGAGTCTTTAACGGCGCCAATGAGCACCTCGATCGTGCGCTCGCCGTTGGCGCCTTGCGACTCACGGGTTTCGACCTGCTCGCCGCTGCTGTTGATGATGTTGACCGTGACGTTAGAGCCGCCGCCAGATACGCCGAGCCGGCCCCGGCTGTCGCGCTGCAGCGGCATGATGGCCTCTGGCCCGGCCTCGCCCATAAGGCCCAAGCGGCCCGGCACGCCGCCCATGGCAAACAAGGTTGGTTGGCTCACCACGCGGTTGGTGAAGGCGCCGCCCATGGCAAAGGCTTGCACGCCGCGCTCGAAGGCGCCACCCAGGGCGTAGCCGCCACCGGCCTGCATAGGGATGGTGGTGTTTGCGTTTGAGGGCACGCCGCCCCCAAACATCCGGCTCAAGAAATTAGCCGCGCCGCTGCCATCGCCCATGATGTTCTGCATGAGCGGCTTGATGACCTGCAGCCGCAAGAACTCATTGAGCAAGGTGTCGATAAAGCGCTTGGCGCTGAGCTGGCCGCTCTTGAAGGTGTTGAGCAAGTCGTCTTCAAGAGCGCCAATGAGGGCCGACGTTGCGCTTTGCGCTTGGCGCCCGGCCTCTTGGCTGGCCTGGCCCCATTGCCTTATGGCTTGGTTGACGCCGGTTTGCGCGTCATACAGCAGATCGGTCTCGCGCCTTTGCGCGCGCGTTTGCTCGGTGCGCAGGCGCTCGATCGAGTTGGTGACCTGGCCGATTTGAGCCTCGGCCTGCGCAGCGGTGATTCTTTCGGCCGCCAACTCGTTGGCAATTTTGCCCAGCTCACGGCTTTCAAGCACGGCCAAGGCCCGCTCGGCGCGCAGCTTGGTGGCAATGGTGACGCTTTGCGAGGCGACCTCGTTTTCAAGGCGCTCGGCCTGCGCCAAATCGTTGATGGCGATCACCTGCTGGGCCAGTTCGGCCAGGGTGTCGGAGTTGGCCTGCTGGCGCTCGTAGGCCAGCTGCGCCTCGTTTTGCCTGACCTGATCAGTAAAGCCCTGCAAGCGCGCCGTGCGCAGGCGGGCCAAGGCGGCAGTCAGTTGGGCGACTTGCTGCGCGGTTTCCTCTGGGCTTTGGCCGGCTTTGATTAAAGTGTCCTGCTCAGCGTACTGCTTGGCCAGCTCGGATTGAGTTAGCAGCAGGTGCTCGCGCTCCATACGCAGCGCTTGCTGGGCCAGGGCGCCCTGGCCGGCGGCTTGGTTTTCAAAGAGCTGGGCTCGCGTAAGCGAATCGATGCCCAGCGTTTGCTGCTCAATAGCGGCCGCTGCTTGATTGCGACCGTTACGCAAACTGTCGAGGGCCTGCAGCTCGTCTGTGGCCCCTTTAAGCCTTAGGCCGGCGACTTCCCCACGCGACTCCATTTCTAAGCGGGAGTAATCACGCTGCAGGTCTCGCCGCTGCACGGCAAGCTCAAGGCCGACCCGGACTCTATCAAGATCGTCCTCAGGTTTGTTGCTTCGGCGCTGGTCGTTGCGCCTCATTTTTTCCCCAACAAGCCGCATTTGCTCATCGATGAGGAGCAACTCTTTTGCCGCAATTTGCTGCTTGTAGTAAGCCTGCAAAATTGGGTTTTGCTCGTTTGCCAATTGCTGGGCAAGGGCAACGCGCTCGAGTTCAATCGCGCGCGTCTTTTCGCGCGATTTTTCTTCGAGGTAGCCTACGGCTAGGCCTTGGCGCTGGCCCTGCAGGCGCTGATTGAGCTCGCGCTGCTCTTTGTCGGTGCGGGCTTTGGTGGCGGCTGCTTCTTTGTCCTTGGCCTCTTGCTGATTTTTGGCCAGCTCGGCGCGCTTGGCGTCGATGTCGGCATTGAGCTGGGACTTAACCCTCTCTCTGTTTGACTCGTTCGTGATGACTGAAAGCGTCAGATCGCGCTGGCGCTCCATGGCCTTGATTTGATCTTCCATGTCCAGCTCCCGGCCAACACCGAGAACCGTATCCCACATCTTCGAAAAAACCCAAGTCACGCCTTTTGCGGCCGACTCGAGCAGGCCCAGGTTTTGAGTGACCTTCTCCGGCAGCCGCTCAGCAAGCGCCTCGCGCACCGCGTTGACCGCTTCCTCCCTCTTGCCAAACGCCTCAAGGCGCTGGATGTACTGCAGCTGCGCGTCGGTCAAAAAGTTGAGCTGCTTGTTTTGTTCTTCGGCAAAGGCGCCCGGCGCCTCTTGCATGCGCACCATGTCTTGCACAGTGGCCTCGACGCTTTTGCCCGTGAGCGCGCTCATGCGCACCGCCATGTCGGTGACTTGGCCCAGGGCCTGCGAGCCAAAGCGGCCTGTGGTGACCATGGCCTGGGCGAGCTCGCGCACCTTGCCGATGCTGGCGCCCGTGGCGGTGCTAACGGTTTCGGCCAGGCTGTTAAAGGCGCCTTCGGTCAGGCCGGCGGCGTTGCCGGTGAGGATGAGCGAACGCCTGAATGCGGCGCTTTGCTCGTCGCCTTTCAAAAACGCAAAGCCCAGCGCGGCCACGGCCGCCGTGGCCAGCATGGCCGGGCTGACAATGGCGCCCAGGGCGGCGGACATGGCGGCGCCGGCACTGCCGTAAATGGCGGTGAGCTGGCTGCCCTGCTGCACCAGGGCCAAAATCGGGTTTTGGCCGCCGGCAATCTGCACGCCGAAGTCTTGGATTTGCTGGTAGAGCTGTAGGCTCTGCCAGGCGGCTTGGCGCTGGCTTTTGGATGCCTCTTCGGCCATGACCCTGGCGCCATTGGCTTGGATCTTGGCTTTTTGGCCAAACTCATTCATGGCCCTGACGGCCTGATTGAAAGCGGCCACCAGCTCCTTGGAGTCGCCCGTTATCGTGATGCCAATGACTGGATTGGTCGCCATGGTCAGCGGGCCTCGTTCAAAACGGCCATGGCCGAGCGCTCAAGCACGCGCAGTTGGTCAAACAGGCTGGCGCGGTCTGAGTTGCGCAGCTCGGGCGGCACGCTCAGGCGGTCTTCGGCGGCCGGCAGGGCGGCGTAGTCAAGGCCCAGGTAGCTCATGCGGTCCCCGATTTGCGTGCGCCACTGGGTGGCCATGCTGATGAACAGCAGCACCGCGTGAAAGTGCTCGGGCCACAGCGGGTACTCGGCTGGGCGCTGCTCGGGTCTGCTTGGCGTGATGAGTCGTTCAATTTCTTCATCGCTGACCCCAAACTTTTTCAGGTCTTGAAAATCTTCATCGGCCGCCCCCTGCTGCGTGAGCAAGTAGCGGGCGGCCTCGCTCAGTTTTTTTCGGCGGCCTTGGCGGCAAGGCTCACGGCGCCGGTGCTCGGGTTCCAGCTTTCAAAGAGCGCGGTCATGATCCAGGTGCCGGCGTTGGGTATTTCAAGCAGCC